CACCGTTTGCAAAGGCCTTCATTCGCCATTCTTCACCTGCAAGCCATGCGATCACTCTTGCTTCAATAGCAGAAAAGTCTGCAACGATAAATTTCATACCTTGCCTTGGAATAAATGCGGTGCGGATAAGCTGTGATAGTGTATCAGGAACATCATCATACAGCATCTGAATATCTTCAAAAGAACCGTACTTTACAAGTTCACGGGCTTCTGATAAATCCGGCAAGTGATTCTGCGGAAGATTCTGCAATTGCACATTTCTGCCAGCCCAACGCCCCGTTCTTGATGCCCCATAAAAGCTGAACATCCCTCTTGCACGATTATCGCTGCAAGCTGTATTTTTCATAGCGGTATATTTTTTCACCGAAGATTTAGACAACTGCAAACGCATCTGAAGCACGGATTTCACAGGTTCTTTTGCAGTTTTAATGAGTTCCTGCACCTGTGCTTTTCCAAGTGAATCCGACTTGTACCCCTGTGTTTCAAGCCAATCCAGCAACTGATATACAGAATTCGGATTTTCTACGCCTGTGAGCCTCTGCATTTCAGTCGTCAGTTCTTCTTTTGCCTCTGCATCAAGGCTAATTGCCTTATCAGCAAGCTGCATATCAACCAGAATGCCTCTGTCGTTGATTTCCTGATCAAGATAAAATTCCTGCCAGATAAAATCGGGCACAGGAAAACGGCTGAGCTTCTTGTCAATTTCCATTTCAGCCTCCACGTCACGCTTGTTGTACGCTTTGAAAATCTCCCATTTATCGGGATAATCAGTGGGGGAATGGAACTGCGGTACACCGTCAATTGTGTCGTATGGCATACAAAAGAATTTGATGAGAGCTTTGCCCTCTGTCATTTTCTGCTGTTCAATGCCCAAAACCTTTCCGACTTCTGCAAGTGATGACGGCAGTCCGAGTGTTCTTGCATGAATCATAGAACAATGCCAGCTTTCGGGATTTAAGAAATCACCGACAGTATCTACGTCAATGCTGTAACTCTGGAAATATTGAGGGTGATTTTCACGAAGATATTTTGATAAACACACTCGTTCAAAGTTGCAATTAAATGCTCTTTTAACTACATTTTCGTCTGCAAGAGCAGCGAGAACATTTTCGGGAATTTCTTCACCGTTTGCCATATCCACTACCTGAATAGGCTGTCCGTCTATGGAATAGGCAAACAGCAAAATATCAAAATAGGGGGTGTCTGTATAAGCATAAATGCCGCATTTTGATATGTCCTTATCGGATTTTGTTTCGATATCAATTGTAATCATGTTTATCTCAATCACCCACCCAAGCATAACGCCTAGCTGTCCGCCCAGCTATCTTAGTTCAGAAAATCCTCGTCTTCTACGGTTGCGAAGTCGTCCTCTGCACGGCTGTGACCGCCCAGCGGCTCACCATCCCGAATCTTCTGGACGTTCTGCAAACCGCAGGCAATGCCCCGAGAGGTCTTTGTAGCGAACGCATAGAACGTGATGCTGGCTCTGCCGTAGACACCGCTGTAAATCTCGCTGTGGTCTAAAATCTGCTGGCAGGCGGCATCCACGATGCCGGGAGCAGTGATGGAATTGGCGTTGACGAAATAGCTGTTAGCATACGCTTCATCGTCTGGTCGTTCCAAATCACCATCCCGAAGTGGGGTCTTGAGGGAAGTCAGTGGCGGAACAGATTTGCTGTTGCCTTTCAACTTGCCCTGCCCCTCCTCGTAGGCAGACTGAATGGCGGCACGAATCTTTTCGATGGTTTTCGTGTCCGACTTCGGAATGATGAGGGAAACGCTGTACTTCGGCTTGCTGTTCTCGTCCATCGCCTTTGCTTCCCAGAGGTTGGCGTAGCTGAACCGGCATACACCGGTTACGACCTTTGCAGGGTTATGATACTTTGTCATGTGAAAAACTCCTTTACTCGTTGAAATCTTCTTGTGCGTTGCTCCATTCTGGACGCTTGTCTGAGCATGGAACGAGGGTTGGTTTGCCCGGCGGCTTTTCGGTCAGGCTGCCCAGTAGGGCTTCAAATTGGGTTCTCCCCAGAAGCTGTTGCATGGCGGTCACGCCCAGCAATTCCGGCTCTTTGTAGGGGTTCTTTCCGTAGGCTTGCACGGCTGCTGCAACCGCTGCCGGATTGGTATACTTGCGGTTCGATTTCCCTGCAACGACCTTGTAGCCATGCCACTGCTTGCCGGAGAGAGCCTGCCGCAGGGCGTATTCCTTGACATCCGCCACCCAAGCCGTCAGCTGGTCAGCCGTTGCTAAAATCGTTTCGATTTCGGTATCGCTCAGCTTGTCCGGCATGGCAAAATCATACTTTGCCAATTGCAGATTATACTCCGCCCGTTTCCGGCAGGTTGCTTTTCGCTTGCAGAAGCGGCAGTGTTCTCCGGCAGAGAATGCACCCTCGCCTTTGGCGGCAAGTGCGGCTTTTGGTTTCAGTTCGGTTTCCGCCCAGTGCAGCAGCTCCGACAGCGGCAGGGTGCATTCGCTGAGGTTCTGGATTCTCGGCTGAAAAATCACCATCCGGATTTCTGCAATGTCATAGAGGGCATCGAACAGTTCCAACGCTCCGAGAGCATACAGCATCATCTGCGAGTTGTGGTCGGCAGATACCGCCACGCCCTTGCCATACTTGAAGTCAATGACAGTCAGGACATCATCTGCAACAATCACACAATCTCCCGTGCCAAAGCCATCTGGAACGTAGCGGCTGAAATCCAGACGCTGTTCCACTAAAACCATGGGTTCTTGCAGGGTTGATAGCTGTTCGGCGATGTACTGGGCGTAGCTGTCCGTGCAGTCTTCCATTTCTGCATCGTAGAAATCTAAGTTCTCCGTGGGATTGGCTGCCGGATTTCCGAGCAGTTTTTGCACCTTATATTCTGCCAACTCGTGAGCGCACGTGCCTTCCCGTGCGTAGTCCGTCACGGTATCCGGCAGGGTGGCACAAAGCTGTGCGGACGGCGGACACGCCAGCCATCGGGCACTGGAGGAAGCAGAGAGCATGGCGTGTTTATTCGGCATGGGCTGCCTCCTGTGCATCTGCGAACAGTGCAGCGTACCGCTCTGGCGGAACTTCAGACAATCGACTGCCGCCGTACTTTTGCAGCAGTTTCAGCACCGTTTCCTTTTGTCCACTGCGGGACAGATTTGCCAGAACGCTGCGGACTTCTTCCAGTGTGACCGCCTTTTCCACTGCTTTTTTGACCGTTTCTTCTTTTTGCGGACAGATCTGTGTAAACGTCTCCATTTCCGCTTTGGAAGCACTTTCTGCCCACTCTGATGCGACCTTTACGAAATCGCTGAGTGCAGCAAGGACATCTATGAGGGTTTTCATTTGGTTTCACTCCTTCGTTTTCCAAACTGAACAATATGTATTCGTTCCATAGGCAGAAATGATCTGTTGTACAATCTTCTTTTGCTGTTCATCCGCATAAGAATTTAATTCCCGCAGCGTTCGAATTTGCTCTTGTGACAGAATATTTCGATGTGGATGATACCAATCTGCAAGACGAATTCCGCCGCCGTTTCCATGAATACTTTCAAGAGGGTATTGCAATACAAGTGTCTGAACGTCTCTCTGAATGGTTCTTTTTGAAACACCAAGTTCCTGTGCTAAATCAGACAGATAGCACTTTCGTCTTCCAACCAAAATCCGCATAATTTCAGCACGGCGTTCAGATGCACTCATATTCTCCCCCCTTTCTTAATTGTTCGACTGTATTCTACTGCTCAAACACGACACCTTTTGTCGTGTTTGAAAAGAGTTCACAAAACATTTTCAATTTGTACAGGCATAAAAACACCGACAAGGTACAGAAAAAAATTCTGCACCTCATCGGATGTTCTCACTTTTTTACCAAACTGGTCAGCCATGGTGCAATGGGTCTTGCAATCATTCTCGCATTCAGATATGCCATTTCCAGTGTCAGACAAGTGCTGCCCAGATAATATCCGTTTCGTTCTGCCAAGGTCATGGCAAGGTTCGGTTTTTCCATATCTGTTAAGCAGATCGGCAGCAGAAACTGCAATTGATTCTGGTATCCCTGCGGTACTACCAGCCCCGGCTCAATTACTGCTTTTCGTCTGCCCAGTTCCACTGCTGTTTCCAGCAGCAATGGCAGATTCTTGAACCGAAGCAGTTTCTTCGGCAGCCGTTCCCGATTTTCCGGATCGCTGAGAATGTGTTCTGCATTTACCCGAATTGGCCATTCCGGATTGAAGTTTACACCATTTTGCATCATCGGGAAATATGGCTTTTTGGGCAGCGGCTCTACATATCGCAGCTTGGAAGAAACAGCATCACAGAAGCCGGTGAAATACCATTTCAATGTGGTGTCTTTCTTTTTATTTCGTTCAAAGCAGGCGTAGATTGCCTGATACTGCCTTGTGTACAGTCCTGTATGAAAGCAGGCACAGTTGTTTTCCACATGAAAATATGCCGTTTCTCCGGTGTTGTAATCGATGCTCAGCTTCCGGAACATCATATGGAGATACCGTTCCAAAAT